GGATCAAGCCGCTCGGGAAAGCCACCACGCGAAAGGCGACAAAGAAGAAGGCCGAGACACCGGCCGGCGAGGGCGATGATTGATGGCCCTGACCACCGTAACGGCAGCCAGCCAGGAGCCGGTCACGCTGGCCGAGGTCAAGGACCACCTGGTTATCGACCACGGTGACGACGACAGCTATCTGTCGACGCTCGTCACGGCCGTTGTCTCGTACCTGGAACAGGTCCAGGACCGCGCCCTGGTCTCGACCACCTACGATCTGAAGCTCGATCGCTTCCCCTCCGGGGGCGGCGTGATCGAGTTGCCACGGGCTCCGCTGTCCTCGGTCACCTCGGTCAAGTACCAGGACACCGACGACGTCGAGACGACGCTGTCGGCCTCGCTCTACACCGTCGACACCGCGAGCACGCCGGGGCGGCTCCAGCCGGCCTATGACGAGTCCTGGCCCTCGACGAGGGAACACGTCCACGACGTGACCGTCCGATTTGTGGCCGGCTACGGGGACCCGGCAGACGTCCCGCGACCCCACCGCCACGAGATCCTCCTGCGCGTGGCCGACCTCTACGAGCACCGGGAGGCCGCCGTCACCGGCCGGCACGAGGAGAGTTTCTCCGCCGCCGCCCTGTTCCAACTCAATAGGGTGTTTTGATGCCAGCCGCCGGAACCTACCGCGAGCCGATCCGCGTCGAGACCCGCGACGAGACGACGCTGAACTCGTACAACGAGACCTCGGCAAGCTGGTCGACAATGCTCGAGACGCGGGCCGCCCTCGCGGGAGCCGGCGGGCGGGAGTTCATGGCGGGCGGCGGCGTCCGCGCCGACGTCACTCACCTCCTACGGATCCGATCCAGCCGCCTGGCCCGGACGATCACGCCGAAGGATCGTCTAGTCGTCGACGGGCGGACGTTCGAGATACTGGCCGCCGTCGACAAGACGGGCCGCCGGCGGGAGATAGAGCTCCAGTGTCGGGAGGCCGTCTAGTGGCCTGGACAAATAAAAAGGGCGGGATCAGCGTCGCGGGGATCGACCCGTTTCTCAAGAAAATCAAGAAGCTCGGCCCAAAGATACAGGCGAGAGTGGCACTGACGGCAGTCCGGGCCGGATCGGCCGAGGTCCGCAAGGTCGCCCAAAAGCTCGTAAAACAACACGCCCTCGGTGAGGGTCTGACGCCAGACGGCCGCCAGCGGATCCACCTGTTTAAGGCGATTATCAACAAGGCGAAGTCCTACGGCAAAGACAAAATCCCGGTGGGGACCATCGGGACACAGTACAAGGCCACGCCACACGATCACCTAGTCCACGACGGGACCAAACCGCACACAATCCCCGTCCCCTGGCCGGGCATCAAGCAAGTCCACCACCCAGGATCCCGCGCGTATCCGTTTATGGAAATAGCCCTCGAGAAAAGCCGGACGTCGGCACAGGCGGCCATGATAGGCAAGCTCGAAAAGGCCATCGAGAAGGAGCTCCAGAAGGACAGGGACAAAAAGTAGTGGCGACACTCAAAAAGGCCATCATCGACTACCTCCTGAGCCAGTCGGCCGTGACCGACCTGGTCTCTACGCGGATCCGTCCCGGCGTGATCGAGCAAGGTCTGGCGCGTCCTCACCTCCGGGTGAGCCAAACGGGATCGGACGTCCATTACGCGATGACCGGAAACACCGGCCTCGGTGAGACCTTTATCGAGATCACCTGTGAGGGCGACACCGAGAAGGAAGCGGCCGACCTGGCCGAGGTGGTCCGAAAAGAGGTCGACGGCTACAGCGGGACGTGGGGGACTGTGTCGATCAAGGCGAGTTTCTGGCGTGGCACGCGGGACACCCGCACCGCGCCACCAGGCGGCGGTGAGGTCGGGCTCCCGAGCCAGACAATAGCGGTCGAGGTCTTCCACGCGGTCACGGTCCCGAGTTAATGCAACTAATCAGAGCCAAGAGCAAGACCGGCCAATTGGTCGACTTTGAGGTTGATCGGATCGTCTCAATCGACGGGGAGCCATACGTCGAGACGGCCGGCCAATTGCGGGACCACCTTCTCGTGATCGAGGGCCGCCTCCAGGCTGTCGAGAACATAATCCAACCAACGGCAACTCTAGCGGGAGTCTAAAAATGGCAGACAGCGGATTCGGTACAACGGTGACCTTCTCCAGTGGTTTCTTCGCGGAGATCCTGAGCGTCGACGGGCCGGACCTGTCGCGTGATCCGATCGAGACCACCCACATGGCGACGACCAACGGCAACAAGACGTTTATACCGTCGGACTTGATCGACAACGGGACGCTCTCGGTCGAGATCGCCTACGACCCGTCGACAGCCCCGCCGATCGCTTCCGCCGCGGAAACGGTCACTGTCACGATGCCGGGCGGATCCACGGCGGCGTTCTCCGGCTTCATGGTCGCCTTCGCCCCGTCGTTCCCGATCGATGATCGGATGACGGCCAGTTGTGACGTGAAGGTCACCGGCGAGATCACCAGGGCGTAAACGGGGGCGAGACGATGCCGACGGTGAGATATCTCAAGGCGGTTGACAAGCCGGCCAGCCGGGCCGGCCAACCGGGAGACGTTCGAGAACTGGAAGACCACGACGCGCGGGAACTCGTCGGGTCCGGACACGTCGAGCCGGCCGATAAGAAACCCCGTGTGAAGAGGGTCCGAAAAAATGGCAAACCTGCGTGATTCTATCCTGGCGGCCGATGATCTGGAGCGTCGAGAGGTCACGGTGATTGGCTGGGATTTCCCGGTCTTTGTCCGCGTCATCAGCGGCCGCGAGCGTCAGCAGTTGGTCGAAAAGTGGCAAGTCGTCAAAGACGACGAAGCACTCCAGCAGGATCTACTCCCGTTCGTTTGTGCCCTGTGTATGGTCGACGCCGACGGCTCCCGACCGTTTGATCCGACCGACGCGGGAGACCTGGACCTTCTCAAGTCCAAGGGAGCCCGACAACTCGAGGCGGTCTACCACGAGGCCATGAAGACCAACGGGATGGAGGATGATTCGATGGACGAGGCCGTTGCAAATTTCACCGAGGGCCAGAGTTGAAATTCTGGTTTCACCTGGCCCGGACCGTAACTCATACGAGCGTGAAGGAGACACAGGAGACGATTACCGCGGCGGAGTTCACCCAGTGGATGGCCCTCTATGGCCTGGATCCGTGGGGGGACGATTGGGCACAAGCGGCCACGATCACCACCGCGGCCCTCTCACCCTGGACTAAGAAAAGACTTGATCCGCGGCAGTTTATACCCGGACGCAAGGCGGTCCGGTCACAAACCCGCGAAGAGGTGGCTCATAGGTTGGGCCTTTTCTTTGATCAATACGAGAAGAACCGGAGCGGCGACTAGATGGCCAAGACGATCGGCAAATTCGCTGTAAACATCGGCGCGGTCACCACCGGATTTTCCAAGGGACTCGACAAGGCCAGCAAAAAGAGCCAGTCATTTTCCGGCGGGCTCAAAGGGATGATCGGCCCGCTGATCGCCATAGGCGGGGCCGTCCTGGCGGCGCGCAAAGCGTTTGGCGCGTTTGCGGAGCAATTTGACGAGGTCGACAAGATCGCCAAATTCTCCGCACAAACTGGAGTAGCGACCGAGGGATTAATTGCCCTCCACCATGCCGGTGGACTCGCGGGCGTCGGGGCCGAACAGGTCAACAAGGGCGTCCAGAAAATGACGGTCAACCTTGGCAAGGCCAAAGCCGGGAGCAAGGCGATCCAAGGGGAATTGGCCGGCCTCGGCGTCAGCATGACCGATTTACAGGGGATGACGCCGGACCAGCAATTCCAGACGCTAGCGGGGAAGATCGGAGCCATAGAAGATCCGGCCAAGCGGGCTGACCTGGCAATGAAGATATTCGGCAAGAGCGGCCTGGAGTTGATCCCCATGTTTAAGGGGGGAGCCGCGGCGATCGAGTCGGCCCGGATCGAAACCGAACAACTAGGTATGAGTTTCTCGGCCGTGGACGCGGCCAAGATCGAGGAGGCCAACGATGCATGGGCCAGGGTAAAAATGGCCGGCTCCGGCGTGGTCCGGATGTTCGCCATCCATTTAGCCCCGGCCATGATGAAAATATCGTCCACCATCGTCGAGGTGGCTAAGGTGGTGATTGAGAAAATCAGGGAATGGGAGCCAGTCTTTACCCAGGTGATGTCCGTTTTTATGACGTGGTTCGACGTCCTGTGGGAGTCGGTCTCCTCGATCTTCAACGAGATCGTCGGCGTGGTTGCCGGCCCGATGGCGTCGGTCAAGGACATCATCATCGACGCCCTGATCGGGGCGGAGTTCGCTTTCAAAAACCTTGGTCCCATCGTCCTCCTGGTCTTCAAGAAGTCACAGGTGGCCGTTGTCTCCTTCGGCGCGTCAATCGCCCATTTTTTCACGGGAGTCCTGCCGGCCCTGTTCAACTGGTTTGTTAAGAACTGGGACGGGATCTGGCGGACGGCCCTCGACTTCGCCCTGACCGTGTTTGTCAACCTCGGGAAAAATATCCGGGCGGTCTTCTCGGGGATCTGGGATTTTATCAAAACGGGGAAATGGGACGTCGCTTTTACGCCGATCACCGAGGGATTCTCCAACATGATCCGCGAGCTCCCCGAGATCCCCGAGCGGCAAATGGGGCCGCTAGAGACCAGCCTCCGCGGGGAGGCCAGGGAAATATCCGCGGACCTCAATGCGGACTTCGAGAAATTTAGGATCGAGCGGCGTGAGCAACTACTCGGAACCGGCGACGAGGCCGACGACAAAGTTGAAATGCCTGACCTGGCGGTTTCTGAGCCAGGTGGCGACCAAAAGAAGAAGGAGGCCAAGGCCGCCGGGGCCACGGCCGCCCTCCAGCGTGGCAGCGCGGCCACCTTCTCGGCCATCTCCAAACAGATCCGCGGGGCGGCGGATAAGCGGGAGGTGAAGGAGAATAAAGAGGCCAACAAACGCACGGCCGACGCCACCGAGCGAGTGGCCGAGGCTGTTGAGAACCTTGCACCAGAAACACCTGTCCCGGTGATGATCTGATATGGCAATCGTAAGCGTCACCGAGACCTGGAGCGGATCGACCGGGACAAATGAGTCGAGCCTAACGCGGACTTATGGCCGGACGTTCCAGGTGTTGTCGAACTATGCTCTCGAAACCGTGCCGACAGTCGGCAACGCTCCAGGGATCCCGCAACTCTGGAACCGATACCCGGCCGACATCGTCTGCTACTGCAACAAGATCGACGTCAAGCGGGTGAGCAACTCCCGCCAGGCGTGGACAGTCTCGGCGAGTTACACCAACAAGATCGACGAGGAGGACGAGCCCGAGGAGAATCCGCTGGCCAGGCCGTGGAAACTGAACTGGTCCTCCGCGTCGTTCCAAATAGTCGCAGAACGCGGAATCAAGCGGGAGACGATTGACGCCCAAGGAATTACGATCGTCGCCGCGCCGGCTGGAGACATCCATGGGCCGATTGTGAATTCTGTCGGGGACCAGTTCGATCCGCCGGTCCAAATCGAGTCGAGCAACTGGACGGTCACAGCCAAAAAGAACATAGCGACCGTCCCGACCTGGTTGATGGACTACCGGGACTCTCTGAATGACGCGGCGATCACAATCGCTGGAGTCGAATTTCAAAAACACGAGCTCCGGATCTCCTCGATGTCGATCGGGGAGTTTACTGTCGAGAATGACGTCGGTTTTTTCCCCTTCCAGGTGACGATGCAGCAGAAGGGTGAAACGTGGATGAGGGAGATCCTCGACCAGGGAACGCACGAGATAAAGACCGTGAACGTCGAGGGGACACCCGTGCAGAGCCGGGTCCGCATTGTCGACAAGAAGGGCCAACACGTCACGGAACCGATCCGGCTCGACGGTGAGGGTCTCAAGCTCGAGCCAGACACCGCAGCGATCGAGGATTCTGTTTTCATCCGATACCAGGTGTATCTGAAGGAACGGGATTTCACCTCACTCAATTTACCGACCAGCTAAGGGAGCCAAACAATGGCCGATGAAATCGCCATCACAGTCCTCGGGACCGTGACCAACGGGAGTTTCAAAGACCGTATCGACCACGGGCAACAGAAGTTCACGCAGGCCGCAATCGGGGCCTGTTCCAACGTCGTGAACGTCGGCACGTCCGAGGAGGACGTCTCTGTCGGTGATATCACCACCCTCGGCTGGATGTTCGCGCGAAACCTGGACGCCACCAACTACGTCACGTTTGGCCCGAAAAGCTCCGGATCAATGGTAGCCCTCGGGCGTCTCGAGCCCGGAGAAGTCATCGCCCTCCGGCTCGAGCCGGGCGTCACCATTCGCTGGATCGCCAACACGGCGGCGTGTCTGGTCGACCTCCGAATTTTCCAGGACTGAGCCGGTGACGGACAACTACAGTTTCGACAAACAAGGCGCGGAGAAAATCGCGCAGGTGGTCCGGAAGGCCCTCGGGACGCCGGCGGGCGAGAAGAGCCACCGACGGGCGGACGTCTCCGGTCCGGGTAATCACGTCGCGGTGGCAAAGATCACCGAGGCCGGCGGAAATACGCATAAGTTCATCTTCCTGGCCGGCGAGTTCACCGAGGACGTCGAGAGCAACGACTCGGCCTTCCAGGAACACTCCGGCGAATACTACGCGCACGATCTTTGCGGGGGGGCCCTCACGTCCGGTGATAAGGTCTGGATTGTCGACCACAATAATCAATGGTGGATCATTGATCGTTGCAGCGACGCGACAGGGTCCGGCGGCGGGGAGGGCTGTTGTGGGAGTTGCGGCGGCGGGACGGTTACGAGTTGTGACAAATGCGAAGCGGGTAGCGGGCAGTTGGCCGGAATGCATGGTCAGAACGCTTGGCATTTTGACCTTGGATTTAACGTCGGTGAAATGCCTGACGATACGGGCTGTTGTGAGCTACTCCAGGGCGGGCATTTCGTTTACCACGATAGCGGTTGTGTGTGGAAGGGGATGGACCTCGACCAATGCAATCCCGTCGACTCCAACCCGCCATATTGGAAACTGACGATAAATGAGCTCACGCCGTTTAACGTCATCCTTGGCGTTTCTCTCGACGAGGACAACGACGGGACGGCCGACGCGTCAATCCAATATTGGAACCCCTACCCGTGGTGTTGCGATTGCGCCAACACGATGGTCCTCAAATGCCCGACAGAATTACCGACCGGCTGTGACGTCTTCCCGTGCGAAATATGCCTGCTACCTGGTCCGAAATGCTGCGCCTCGAGTGACCTCGCCAAATCACTCAAGGCGACCATCACCAACGTCTCCGGTTGTGCCTGTGCCAACGGGAAAGAAATCACCCTCGACTACCGCGCGGCCACCTACGATTGGTTTGGCTCCGGCACGTTCTGCGACGGTCACGAGGTCGACCTCACGCTCTCCTGTGATGTGGACGGCGGCGGCTGTTCCGACTTCCGGCTCGACGTGAGTTTCCAGGACGCATGTAATTCCGGCACGACGGCGAGTCCTAACGGGGGGACTTGCACTTGTGATCCGCTGTCCCTTCCATTTGAGGGCTTGAGCGTCGACGGCTGTTGTGGCGTGGCCTCGACCGGGGCCACCGTGACAATTACGGTGACAGAATGACGGACCTTGACGGTCTCACCATCGGGATCACGGCCTTCAACCGGCCGGAGTGTCTCGAGCGGCTGGTCGAAAGTATCCGCGGCCGTTTTCCCGGCCTTCCCATCCTGCTGGCCGACAACGGTTGGCAGCCTGCCGATCTGTCGGGCTGGTCTGGCGTCGAGACAGTGGAGGTCGACGAGGACTGTGGACTTTCCGCCTGTCGGAATGCCCTGGCGGCCGCGTGTCCGACCGAGTTTATGGTCCTGGCGGAGGAGGATTTCGTTTTCGACGACAGGACCGAGCTCGAGCCGGCCTTGTCGGTGATCCGCGCAACGCCGGACATGGGGATGATCGGCGGGAGCCTCGAGAGTGAGCGACAACTCCAACACTACGCCCGTAACTTCCGCCGCCAGGCTGTCCCCGAGGGTGACGCCCTCCGGGCTATCCCCGCCGGCGGGCCGATGCAGCGGACAGGAGGCGTCCACTGGCGGCCGTGTCAAATGGTCTTTAACTGGGGGATCCTCCGGACGGCTATGGCCGAGGAGG